GCAGGCGTTGTCCCCTTCGCCGCCTGCCAATCAAACGAGGCTTGAATGCCCTGCGGCCCTTGGATCTCGATCCGGGGCCGGGGCAGATAGACCGCATGGGCCGTAAAGCTGAGGCTGGCACTGGCCCCAAGGCTGTAGCTGAACTCCAACTCGCAAGGTGCGCCGTCAATGGCTTGGGTCACCAGCGCGCTATCAGCAAAGCGCACATCAATCTTGCCTGTCAAAGCCGCCATCGCTGGATCCGCCCCGTCGATCTTGCCATCAGCGCGGATGGTCTCCACCCGCTCAAGGTTGTTGGCATAGGTGATCTCTGCCGAGACCACATGGCCAAGGGCTGTGCCATTGCGCTTGATGGAGCCGTTAAAGTGGCCAAAACGCTGTAGCGCGATTGCGCTCGGCGTGCCCGCACCGGAGACTGTGGCAATCGTCTCGCCCTGCGCGATGATCTTGGCCGTCGCCGTCAACAGCCCCGAGCGCTGCATGGTCCAGCTCAGTTGATCCAGCATGCAGCCCGAATACATCGCATAGCGCGGCACCTCTGGCATGCCGGTTTCCACCGAGAAGCTTGGTAGCGCCCAAGACCCTGAGGTGAAGGTGTGCGTTTTGGGCGTGGTGCCGCTGGTGACGGGCGCGCCAAAGGCGGCCTTGAGCCAAAACCCGAACGCTTCAATATCAATCGGCACCGAGACATCACCGTCCGCCGTCACCGCATCTTTGATCGGTGCCAGCGGATCGCGACCATAGCCCAAAAGGTCCGAGGCCAGCAGCGGTTGCTCGGCACCAAGCGAGGTGCTGGCAAAGGGCATCAGCTTGAACCCCGTGGTCGGGGCGGTGCCATAAATAGTCTCAAACGCCAGCGCCATCTGCGCCCGCGCGCCTTGCGCTCGTGCCATCTTCATCTCCTCGGTATTGTTTGAATGAGTCCTAAAGCTTGACCACAACGGTCTTTTTAGCTCAACTGGCCAAAATCAATGACAGAAGCTGCCAGTTTAATGTTTTCAAAAGCAAAACCAGACCCAATATCCCCGAAGCCCGATGTCGCGCCCAACCGCGAAGCACCACAGATCGATGAACGGCGCTCAATTCTTCTTGAGGGCACGTCCATCAAAGGCAATTTCTCTGGTGATGACATCGTTGAGTTAGGTGGCAGCATTGTTGGCGAGCTCACCGCGGAAACCCTCGTTGTGACAAAGTCTGGAAAAGTCGAGGGTGGGATCGACGCAGCAAGTGTGATTGTCGAAGGCCAGGTTGTTGGCATAATTCACGCGACATCCCTCACCATCAAACCAGGCGCGCGGGTCAAGGCCGATATAATAACCGCTGCAATCTCAGTTGATTTTGGAGCCATGATTGAAGGTCGCATTAAGATGACGGTACAACCTGTTGTCCCCGTTCAGGAAAGCGGATCCCCAGTTGAATAATGCAGCACGATCGTAAGGACGCCAGCTTTCAGGTTTGCTGCCCCCTCGACCGGCAGATCAACCGGGCGCGGCGCTTCCGCCTCAACCCAGTCGCAGAGGCCACCAAGCGTGTGGTCCGCAGAGATCACGGCACCGATCTGGCCGCAGAGCGTGGCAAAATCCGCATCACGGTCCGCACCCTGCACGATAACCTCCAGCTCCACGCGGTGTTGGGAGTGATACAAAAGCGGCGACAGCGTCACCGCCGGATCTCCCGGATCACCGTCGCGTAGGATTATGAGGCCAGAAGTTGGCACGCGTTCAGGCAGGACCTCGCCGCGCAGAACCGGGACGGACGGGATCAGCCGCAAGAGATCCGCAAGGGCGGTCAGGATGGTTTCACGGCCAGGCATCGGCATCTTGGTTGACCTCGTTCGAAGAATAGAGTTTTTGCATCGCACTGGGCCTTTAGCTCAATGGTTAGAGCAGGGCGCTCATAACGCCTTGGTTGGGGGTTCGAGTCCCTCAGGGCCTACCAGTTCTTTTTGCCTGCGCCTGCAATTAAAAAAGGCTTTGGCCGGCAAATGCCCCAAAGCCTTTTGATAGAATTGGCCGCTTAACGTGAACCGCGTTGGTCAGACGTTAATAGCGTCCTTAAGTGTTTTGCTGATCGTCACTTTAACTTGGCGATCGGCAGCTTTGGTCATTGTTGCACCGGTTGCTGGATTGCGCACTTGGCGCTCGGGGCGGGCGCGACAAGCGACCTTGCCGATGCCAGGCACAGTGACGGCGCCACCCTGTGCAACCTCTTGTGTGACGATGTTCGCAAGTGCATCCAAAAACTCCGCTGCGGTCTTACGGTCAGTACTCATCGCCTCCGCAATCATTGCGGTCAGCTGAGTCTTGGTCATCGGTTTATTCATATGGTCAGCCTTTTCGTTTTATTTTCTGGTTCTATACCATGTTTTACTTTCAAGGGGAGATGGAGCGAACATGCTTATCCGATCCGGGTTTCCACCCAATTGGCCACAATCAACCCCGGCACGCGATCTACAGCTCGCTCTGCATCTCGTACCAGATCAAGACGCTTGGCAAGCTTTACCTGTGGCACCAACAAAAAGATCGGCATGGTCGCCACATTGCGCCCGGTCTTTGACTTTGACGCGACACCCAACCCACGGCTGTTTAGTCGCCCTTCGGCGACCAGCAAACTCGGCCCCCGCCTGCGATAGACAAACTGCAACTTCAGACCTTGCCTGCGCTCCCACTCGCCGGGGGTGATCCGGCCACCACGGGCTGACTTGCCCGCGGCCGCTGTCGGGATCGCCAGCCAAAACCCATTCTTGGACCGGATCAACGGGCCAGTGTCATGCGCGCGGAGGATCACCGGCGCTTGCGACCACACCAAGGCGGCCGCACTTAGGCTATCACCAGATTTTGGGTAAGTTTGGCTACGGATCGAGTTTGCAAGCCGCCGTCCAAGCCCGGCACTGGTGATCTGAGCGCGCCAAGCGGTTTTCAGCCCTGTACCCGCCTCGCGCATGGCGGTTGAGACTGCCTTTTCGCCTGCTTTGATCTCGGCCGCCATCGCTGCGATCAGATCAGGCGCAAGGTCGAGTTTGATCTTCATGCGGGGCTCAGTTCCAAGGTCCAGATCAGTTTTTCCCGATCGCGGCGAGGTTCGCCTTGAATCAGAAATGTCTCATCCCCGATCAAGATTTGCTCTTGCGGACGCGGGGCCGGGATATCGACCACACGAAGATCAAGCCGCGTTGTTTCTGACCAAAGCCGCGCGGACCCAAACTCGGTGATCTCATCGGGTCGTCGCAGGATGCCCCGCGCACGGGTAAAGCGCCCCTCCCCGTCGCGGTGCCAGATTTCCACCGACATATTGAAATCGGCGAAAAGCGCGCCGACAGCAGCAGCAAAGGCTGTCATCAGGTCCGCCGTGCTGAGCGCAGCACCTGCGGCCGGGTGCAGATCGGCAGCGGATTGCTTTCGATCTCGAGACGGACCCACTCATCGCGATCCCGGTCGGGGATCATCCGCGCGTAAAGCGGTAGGCCCAGCGTGTTTACCGTCTCGAAGGTATCAGCGGGGGCGTAGTAAATCTCGAACAGCCCCTCGACGCCTTCAGGATAGAAATAGGCCTTGTCAGTCGGCACGCCAAATCCGAGGCCGCCGCGATAGCGGTGGAAGCTGATCCCGCCAAAGCTGACCGCTTCCCCGACACGGCCCCGCAAATCCGCAGCGGCGGCCGTGTTCAGATAGGTCTCGCGCACTTCCTTATGGGCGACCAGATCAGCAAAAAAGGCCGAACCGCATTCGGCGCGAAGTTGCACCTGGCCAGCGGCAAGTCCGCCAAGACTGTCTTCAACACTTTCGATCAGGGCTTGGCAGCGTTTGCGCAGCGCCCCCGATCCGGGGGTGGCATTGTCGAGGTCAAAATCTACCTCCACCGCAGGGGTGATGCCAAACTCGGTGTAGTAGTTGATCACGGTCGCACCGTCCTTGGGGTCTTTCACCATCCCTTGAATCCCGTTGAAGAGATGGAACTCAAAGGTGGCCTCAGCGTCATTTCGGAGCCGCCCCATCTTGCGCGCCACTTCTGCCTGCACCTGTTGGGTTGCGGTTTCCGAACCAAAGTCACGGATGCCCTGGATCTCTGAGGCCCAGAGCACATCCTGCTTTTTAAACTGTCGACAGACAAAGGCCCGCATGTCGCGCCGTTCAGGGACCTGTTGTTCATAAGCTGAGCCGCGCTCCGAGAACGGGATCAATGACAGCGTGCCATTGCGGCTCTCAATCATGATCGTGCGCGCCCGCACGCCGCGCGCGCCAAACAGGTTTGCTCCCGACAATATTGCAGGCTTGAAGGGGATGTTTTCGAGCGCGCGGGTCAACTCGATGATGCTGAAGGCGTCGCCTTCAAAGATGTCCATGGTGGCCATGAGCCGACCTCCTATTCAGGTGGGGATGATGGGTCTGCGCCGATCGCTCAGCGCAAAATGATGCCAAGGGCTGCCAATGCCGTGATGGCAGCGTTGATCTGCGCCTCAGTGGCGCCCTCGGGCAGGATGATCTCAGAGCGATTCACGATGGCAGGGCCGCGTAAGATCACCACGCTGGCCGCGTCGGCGTCTGTTGCATCGATCGCAGCCCAGAGGATGCCTGCCGCGTTTTGGCTGCCATTTGTAGCTGCAGGTGCGAGGCCCGTGTATTTACCACCCGTGGTGATTTTGCCGAGCACTGTGCCGGGGGCAAATTTGCCCGCGCCAGAGGCGATGGTGGTGGTTTCACGGGTATAATCCCGCAGCACTTCCCAGACAAGGAAGCCGCCTGGATGTGGTCCTTCGGTGAGCGTGGTCATGCAAATTTATCCTTTCAACTTGAAGGTGCGGGCGATGACATCGCCCCAGGGGTGGGTGGAACTTACCAAGCCCGGTTGGGCATGGGCGCTGCTGATATCAGGATCGGTATCGGCCTTTGCGGCCAGAAGGGCTGCGCGAATGTCATCAAGGCCCCTGCCCGCTTCCAAAAACCGCCCCGCCATTTGCGGCTGACCGGCGAGGCTGCACAGATCAATCACAGCGCGCGCATGCGCGATGGCTTCAGCACGGATGGCGCTGGCGTCGGGAGCAGTGTTGGCAACTCCAACAGTGCTCCGTCCCTCAGAGGGGCGAGCTTGGTCTGGATCCAGATCAAAAGTCTTGTCAGCCGCAAGAGTTTCTGGATCGGGCGCGGGTTCCGCGTCTGGACCTGCTTCAAGGTGAGCCCCAGCAGCTTCGACGCTCTCATTGGGTTCCGTAACGGTGGAACCGGCCTCACGCGACGGCGGATCGCTGATCTGAATACCGTCGTGACTATCAACAGTTTCACCCACTCCAGCCTCTGCCGCCTCGACGGCCTCGACAAGCACTGGCGGTGCATTACGGAAGCGCCCGATGTCGAAGCTGGCGGCAATACGCACTGGCTCTGCCATGCGCGTGGCCAACCCCAGATCCAATGCATCCTGCGCATCGAACCACGTCTCAGCGGCCATCAGCGCTGCAATTTCAATCTCGGGCTTGCCAGATTTGGCGGCATAGCCCCGGGTCATGCTGCCCGCGATCTTGTCCAGTGTTTCGGCCATCTCGCGCATGTCAGCGGCCGTGCCCATGACAAGGCCGGAAGGATCATGGATCATCAGGAAAGCGTTCTCAGGCATGATGATCTCGTCACCTGCCATAGCGATGTAGCTGGCAGCTGAAGCCGCAATGCCGTCTATCCAGACCGTGACGGTGCCGGTATGACGCTTCAGCGCATTGTAGATCGCCACCGCGTCGAAGACCGAGCCGCCCGGGCTGTTGATCCGCAAGGCCAGCGGCGTGGTATCCGGCAGCGCGCCCAGCTCCGCCAGAAACCCCTTGGCCTAGACGCCATAGGCTCCGATTTCATCGTAGATCAGCACCTCCGCGCCCATCGCTTGGGTTTGGGCTTGAGCCCGGATCGTGTACCAGCTGTTCATGATGTTACTCCTGTTCAGATGTGTCGTTGGTGCCTGCACCAGCGTCGCCGCCAGCATCCGGCAATTGCGCAGGTGTGGCCCGCGCGCCCTGCGTCTCGCCCGGGCTGGTGCGGTAACGCAGACCCAGTGCCGCCACGCGGGCCGCGTCGGTCGCGTTTTCGCGGTCGATTTCCTCAACGTCATAGCCCGTCGCCTCGACGACCTTGCGGCGCGAGACGATCCCGGCCTCCATCGCCAGAACCTGCGCCTGGATGTCCTTCAGCGGATCGACCCAATCCCAGCGTGGTGGGATCCAATTCACCGCACGGTACCGCGCAGGCGCGCCCGCAAAGTCTGGCAAGTCCAAGGCGCCCGACAGCACCGCCGTTTCCAACCAGCGGGCCCAAACCCTGCGACAAAGCTGATGCGCAACAACACCGTGCTGCAGCTGTTCAACCCTTCGGCGGAACTCGACCAATTCAGCGCGCAGGCTGGAATAGTTCGCTTGGCGCACGTCGCCCGTGACCAGATGGTAGGGCAGACCGAGCGAGGCTGAGACCGACAGCAGTGTCCGGTATTGAAACGCCTCATAGCCGCCGCCAACATCGGCGGGGGTGGAGAATTTCACATCCTCGCCGGGCAAGAGCACCTGCAGCGTGCCTGGCTCCAGACTGACGGTCGCACCGCTGTCGTCGGTCGCCTCGATCTCGCCCATCAGCTGCTCTTCGGGTGCTGTTTTGGTGATGAAGCCTGCAAACATCGCAGCCGTCTTCTTGCGGTCCAGTTCGGCGTCATCATATTGGTCGAGCAAAAACAGCCGCACCATGGCAGGCGCCATATGCGGCAACCCTCGGATTTGCCCTGCGTCAATGGGGCGGTAGATGTGCAGTACGTCCTCGGCTGGCACCCGGGTCGTCAGCGGCACTGGCATGGTCTGGTCTGTGCTGTCGCCGGGGTGACGGCGCCGGAAGTGATACGCCACACGCCGCCCAATCAAGTCAAACTCAATTCCACAGCGGATTGGGTTGCCGTTGGCGGCGGTCTCTGTTTTCTCAAAGGGCAGCATCTCAGACTGCAAAAGCTGCAGCTGGATCGGCACCAGCAGGCCATCCTCGGACCGGCGCGGGCGCATCCGCACAAAGCATTCGCCTGCAACGAACATCTCGCGCGCCACCATCGCTTGCAACCCGTAGAAGTCGGTCAGACCGTCAGCATCCGCCTCATCGGTCCAGGCAAGCCAGAGCCGCTGCACCTGATCACGCAGAGCCGGGTTCTCAATCAGCGATGACGGCTTGATCCCGTCCCCCACCAGGTTCGAGGCAAAGGCCTCGCAGGCATTGGCCGCATAGCCGTTGGTCACCACCAGCTCGCGCGAACGCGCCAAAAGACGCGGGCCGCCCGAGGCGACCAGCGAGTTGATATTCTCCAAGGGCGGTTGCCAGCCCCGCAAGCGCCGCTGCGACATTGCCCCTTCCAGTCGCGCACGCACGTCTTTTGGGCCGCCAGTTCCCCGGCGGCGAAAGCCATCAAACCAGCCCATGCATTACAGCCCTTTGCTGGTGATCACGCGCACTTGGCGGATAATCTTGCGCCCCTCGGCCGCTGCGATCTCGCGGTCCAGCACCTCGATGGCTCGGTCGATTTCGGCAATGCTGCGGTAATCCACGGTCTTGCCGTCGTAGCTGAACCGCGCCACACCGCTGGAACGCTGCGACGCGAGAGTTTCGCGGCGGGTTTTAAGATCAGTGATTGTCGGCATGTTTACCTCATGTAACTTGATGGCATCGAGCGCCGCCGCGCCGGACTGCGCACTGCACGAATGGATCCTGCGGCACCCTTGTCTTGATCCGCATTGTCGCTGCCGTCCCCTGCCACCTGCGTCTCCAGATCAACCCAGCGCGCCTCTGACCAGCGATCAGCCCCGACAATCCAGGCGGCGGCGCGGGCATAGACCCGGCAATCCAGCGCCTCGTTGCGCTCGCGCAGCTTTTGCCATTCAAGCCGGGCAAACCCGCGTTTGGTGCGCACGGTGACCAATTCCTCGGCCACCAGCTGCTTGAGCCATTCGCTGTCCACCCAATCAGGTAGATGCACCGTGCCCGGCGGATACTGCACGCCTTCCACCAGTTCCTCCTTGGTCGGGCGTGGCAGGCCAAGGTGGCGGTAGGTCTCCGCCTTGAAGGTGGAGACCGCCACGGTCCAGAGCCGAGCACCCCGGCGCAGGCGTTTGCCCGCGTCGGTCACATCGACATAAGTCGGGCCCGACACCGGGCTGGAACGGTTGAACCCTTCGACGCCTTTGACCGGTGCGACCTGCGCCACCCCTTGCCGCCGCGACCAGCCATAGACGGCCGGAGCCTGATAGCCGGTATCAATGGCGAGCTTGGCCAGCCGCAACTGCGGACCGTTTTGGTGGATCCAAGTTCGGTCCAGTAGCTTTGTCAGCTCGGCCCACGCGCCCTGATGGTCCGGGCCGCCCTCGATCACGATATGATCGACCAGCCAGCTTGTGCCGCCCCGGCCCCAGGCCCAGACGTCGACCTCGATCCGGTCCTTCTGCACATCGGCCCCGGCGGTCAGGAACAGCCCGCCCGCAGGCACGATGCCCGGCTTCCATGTTTCGCGGCGATCATAGAGCCGCGACCAGTCCGGTGCTTCGCCGGTTTCCACCCATGTCTCGCCAAGGATGGTGTTCTTGAACGCCCGGATCGCCTCGTCTGAGCCTTGTGCTGCGTCCCATGCCCGCACGATCCGCTCCCAGCTGAGCCAGCCGATCGGCGAATAAAGCGCCGAGAGGTGATAGCCGACGGTGCCGGGATCGGCGGCGACAGCAGTTGCCCGCCATTCGCCCGCTTCCAACAGTGCCGTCTTGTGATGTTCGGCGATGGCGCGATCGCAGCCCTCGCAATGGTATGCCGCCGCCTCGGGCCGCCCCTTTTCCCAGCGCAGCCGCTCAAACTTCAGCCACTGGAACTGGCTGCAATGCGGGCATGGAACGAAAAACCGGCGCTGATCGCTGGTCTCATATTCCCGTTCGATCCGGCTCAGCCCCCGGATTGTCGGTGTCGAGACCAGGAAGATCTTGCGCCGGTGGGCGAAGGTCAGTGACCGCGCTTCAGCAAGGCTGACCGGGTCGCCTTCCTCGTCGGCCGAAGCCGGATAGGCGTCGACCTCGTCCAGAAAAATGTAGCGTGCCGGTGTTGAGCGCAGCCCGACGGCCGAGTTCGCCCCGGTCATGATCAGGATGCCGCCCGCGAATTCCTTGGACAGCATGGTGTTGCCCGCATCCCGCGACCGCGCTGGTTTAACCAGTTCGCGCAGTGCCACGCTTTCCTCGATCA